ACTTCTTTCCCCTTACGTTGTCGCCCTATCGGGCGGGATTTCGGCCCTTTCGAGCCTTTGCAACCAGTCCGGGCGCTTTGCGTCGGGGTGCGTCGCGCCCCGCGCGCCGTGCGGCGCCGTACAGTTATTGACACGAGTCCGAGTGCTCGCGGCTGCGCCGCTGCGCTCAACCTTCGTCCATTGGAAGCGTGTCGCCGCTGCGAAAACGCTCAGTTCCCGCCAGTAAGCCGCGATGCCATCCACGACATAGACGCGGCCCCGCGCGGTCACGCCTTGCGGCACCTTGCGCAGCGCCAGCCCATAGCGGCCCTGCTCCATCCGTTCATCGTGCGTAATGGCGATGCGCCGGCCCTCGCCGGCCACGCCGCCCATGGCGCGGGCATAGTCCGCCCACGAGGCGGGCTTTTCTTCGGTGCGCTGCGCAGCGGCCCAGGCGGCACGCAGTTCCGGGCATTCGTCATGGCTCGGCAGGTCCGCTTCCTTCACGCGGCGCAGTTCGCGCCACACGCCCACGGGCGCCCCGCCGAACGCTTGAAACTGGCGGATTCCCCAGGTTGCCGCCCAGGCCTCCACACGCTGGCTCGGCGTAATCACGTCATCGCCCATAAAGTCAGCCTGTACCGTGAAGCCCTCCACGGTCTTGTGGTCGCCCACGGCGTGGCCGTCGATGTTCTTGGCGATGTACTTTGCGATGTATCCCACGGCGGACCCCTTGGCCCGGTCGATCTGCTCAAATCGCACGCGGCGCACCTTGGCGCCGGCTTCCTCGCCGCTGTCGCGCAGCGCATGCGCGCGGATCACCTCGCACACCTCGGCCACGCGGTCAGAGAAAAGCAGGCCATGCCAGTGCGGACAGCCATCATGGTGCGGCTCGGCCACGCGCATCCCGAAGAACACGATGCCCCGGCGCGCCAGTTCGGCCCGGACGCGCGCCCAGACTTTGCGCAGATATAGCTGCGCGGCGCGCGGGTCCAGGCCCTGCTCATAGTTCGGGTTCGGACGCCACTTGTTGCCCAGGTTCTTGACCGCGTGGTAGCGGCTCGGGCATGTAATCGTGAACATCACGCCGGCAAAGTCCGCAGCATCCGCCAGATCCTCGCTGCCCTTGAGGCGCGTCATCAATTCGCCGCGGCGAAGCGCCTTGTTGGCTACGGACTTTTCTGCCAGTTCGGCCAGCGTGAATTGCTGGCCGTGCTCGTTTTCCAGGGACACAGCGGCCAGCGTGGCGGCGTTGCGTCGGTTCTGCGCGACCCGGCGGCGCACCGCGTCATTGCTGGCGTACGGGTCCGAGCGGTAATGAACGTAATGCAGTCGGATGTTCGAGTGCTCCAGCGCCCGAATGTGTTTGGTGCGCAGCCGGCGGCGCCACCACAGTTCACAGCGCACGCGCGCCACGCGCTCGGCCGCCTTGGCAAAATCCGGCGCCGCGACGCCCTGGCGTTCACACTCGCGCGCGCAAACCGCCCAGGCTTCATCCGTGTCCAGGCCCGTCGTTTTCAGCAGCACGTCAGCGGCCACGGCCCGCGCTTTCATGCACACCTCATAGTCGCTGGCGTCCGGGCGCACCGGCAGGCCCGCCGGCGCGTGCTCGGCCATGAATGCCGCCACGGCGCCAGCGGCGGCGCCCAGGTCGAACAGATCCGCCCTCCCCTGCTGCGCGGCGCTGGCGCGCCCCGCCGTGTCCGCCGCCTTGAGCGCCCGGTTGTACCAGCGCATCGGCACGCGCGCCCGCGCCTCCCGCAGTTCTGGGAGGTCGGGCAGTGCGTCGGCGGCGTCGCGGAGATAGCCCCACATGGGTCAATACCAGGCGGGGGTCTTGATGGCGGTCTTGTGGGAGGCCAGCACGGCGCGCGCGCGCTCCAGCGCGGCGCACGCCAGTGCATCGCTGTCAGGCGAACGCTGTCCGGCGGTCAGCCGGGGCGCCGGCCTGTGCGATGCGTGCGCGGGTTCGCGCGTGCTGCCCGGCATATAGGCCACTTCCTCTGTGTAGCTCATAGCCCGTTTGCCTCCGCGAACGCGGTGCACGCGATGTAGACGACGACAGCGAAAGCGATCAGGGCCATGTCAGGCCCCCAGCCAGTGGAAGAAGCGGTCCAGTAGAACGCTGGCGCGCGAGGGGCGACGGAAATACGGGCCGTCGATGGTGAAGCCGCCAAGGGCCGTGCGGTGGATGCGGGCGGGCTTCATTGCTGGCACGCCTTGAGAAAATCGGCCTCGATCACCGCGCCAAGGTCCGCTTCCATCGTCGGGGCGAATACCCCCGCCATCACAGCGTCCGCGAAGAACTGCGCTTGGCCCTTCGCGTCGGTCAGCGTGATTCCCCGATAGCCCGCGAAGTCAAATTGCGCCGCCACGCCGCAGCCAGTCACGGTCACGTGTCCGGTGTTGCCGATTAGCTCGGGTTGATCCCCGTTGTAGTGCCACTCACGAATTTGTAACTGCATGTGACCACCCCTTCTGTCCCTACCCTGTCGGAGAAGGCCCCTAGCCCAGGGGCAGGCGTGGCGCCCGCTGGCGGATCAGGCCAGCACTGGCGGGGTAGGCACCAGCCGGCGCCACGTCTGGGACGGAATATAGTCAACCGGCTGAGAACAGTCAACATAGCGTGAACGTTCTAACACTGTTCACGTTGCCCGTTCGAGAACAGTTGACTATGCTTCGTCTCGGGTAGAACTCTTAGGGGTAGTGATGAAAACGACTCTTGAATTTTTGGAGGCCGTGCGCTCGAAACTCGGCGGCGCATCGGATTACGCCATCGCCAAGGAACTTGGCATTTCGCGCTCTGCGGTCAGCAAGTACCGCAACGGCATGGGCGGTTTTGATGATGAAACTGCCGTGAAAGTCGCGCGCCTGCTGGATGTCGATCCCGCTGCCGTGGTGACAGCCGCGCACGCTGAGCGCACGAAGAACCCGGAACTGCGCCGCGTGTGGGCGTCCCTGGCCGATCGATTTTCGCTAAATTTTGAAGCCCTGCTGAACCCTATGGGACAGCGTTGGAGCCCTGCTCTGGCGTAGTTCAGCAGGTAGTCCCCGTAACACTCTGCGTATTATGTTAAATGAGTGCTACGGGGCTGCAAGCCAATACTGGCGCGGCATTCCGGCAAATTTACCCCTCACGTAGGGAAACCATCCGAAGTGTGGCGCGCGTTAGACAAAAGCCCCGGCGTTAGACCGGGGCTTTTTTTCAGGGTCCATCAACTATGCTTGCGCAACACGCCAATCCCCGTGAATTCCAACACTACGCGTCCGGCCTGCCGACCGCCGCACTTGCCCGATACCTCCGCTGTTCTACCGCCACCGCCCGCGCCTGGGCGTCAGGCAAACGACCGCCGCCATGGTGGGCAGTCGCCGTCCTGCGGCTTGACGCGCTTGAGCGCGAGGAAATGGCCCGCCAGATGGGCTATGCCCGTATGCTGCCGCGCCTCGGCGTCGTCCGTGGGGACGTTATCGATATGCACCGCCCCAGATCAATCCCGACCGATGGCCGTTTGCTTGTAGTGACCGGCCGGGAGTCCAGTGAAGCTGTCCATGCCATCCGTGCTTGACGGTGGCACCATGCTCGTGGCCGCCTTGTCATAGCAGCCGTTCAGCCCCGGCGTGCACGTCCGTTCCGGGGCCGCCGTCTCCCCGCCCATCGTCGCCGACAGCGCCATGTGCGCAGCGGTGCCGGCACCCGTCACCATATCGCTGTACGGGTTCTTTTTTGCCATTTCCGCCGCGCCCCTGGCTACCTGCTGCATTTGCTGCTCGGTCCCCGTGTATCGAATCCCGCTGCAACCGGCCACCGCCAGCGCCACGGCCATTCCTGCCATCAGTCGCATAACCCCTCCCGTTGTTTTCCAGCAGTGTAACGAAAAAGCCCCCGTGGTTTCCCTCGGGGGCCTGGCCTTAGATTTGCTGCGATATCGCCTTAGCGCTTGCGTTTCCGGAATTGTCCGTTGGCTTTGCGCGGCGGCGTCCGGCGTGCCGGCTTGCGTTTCTTCGTTGCCATGATTTCTCCTGTTGTCACCATAAAACACGGTCCTGCGAGTCCCGCAGCGTGATAGCGCCTTGGTCCGCAATCCACGATTTCAGTCCAGGGAAGCGCGACAGGATCAGGGCGGCGCAGATCACGCCCCCGATAACAATCAGCGTCTCCCGGCCCACCTCGACCGGCGTCGGAATCCACCCTCGCCCGCTCATTCCCCGATTCCCATTTTTGCCTCGATCCGCGCGAGGCGCGTTTCCAGGCGGACCACGTAGCGAAAGCCGAACAGCGGCACGCCCAACAGATTGAGGACGCCACAGGCCAGCGCCACGCCTTCCGCCAGTCCCATCACTCGCCCCGCGATTCCGGCAGGAACACCGCCACGGCGCCGGCCAGCGCCACGCCCGCACCCTCAATGGCGTGCAGCTTGCCGGGATCGATCCCGAAGAACGCGCCCAGGCACGTGATGGCCGCCCAAGTGGACGGTTCCCGAAGTCGTTGCAACAGAAATTTCAATTTGCTCTCCTGATACGTGGATACACAAAGGCCGCACCGCCACCGTTTTCCGTGACAGTCCAGGCGTTGATAGGACGCGGCGCATACGTGCCGGTGTAGGCGTCCATGGAATAGTCCGGCTGCAAGTCGCTGCTCACCAGACTGGAAAGGAAGTTGCTGGCCGGGCAGGCGAACGACGCATCCCAGGTGCGGCCTTCGGCCAACGCGCGCTCACACTCGGTCATGTCGGTCCGGGGAATCCCCAGGACGTCACCCACGCCCAGCACTGCCCCCGCCGCCGCATCCCCCACCGCGCCCACCAGTGCGCTGGCTGCACCCGCAGCCGCACCCTGTAGCCCGCCGTTTTTTTTTAGGACATAGGCGATTGCCGCCACGGCGGCAGCGGCCAGCGCCAGCTTTACGGGGGTGTCGCTCATGGTCAGCTACTCGCGAAAGCCGAACTGAGCCAGTTGCCCAGACTCGGCGCTTCCACGGGCGA